TTTTTATATTTTTCAGTACTTATAACACACCTATCACAGTACCCCCCCCCCACCTGTTTACTGTTTGTTGGTTTTGGTTATTCTTCTCCTTTCGAAATAATATTGTATTGATTTCACTGTGATAGGTGTGTTATAAGTACTGAAAAAGTGGTCTTAAAATATTTCAAATTATATGAAAGGAGGATGTAATAATGGCGAAAGTTATAAAAAAAAGCTCATCTGGTAATTCACATAGAAAAATAAGACCGGCATTAACGCCAGAAACAAGAATAAATCAACTTGTATCTATAGCTATGGATCTTGTCGAACAAAGATTGTTGGACGGAACAGCATCTTCCCAAGAGACAACATATTTTTTGAAGTTAGGATCTCCAAAAAATGAATTAGAGTTGGAAAAATTGAGAGAAGAAAATAAGATGTTGCGAGCAAAAACAAAAAGTATCGAAGCTTCCGAGGAGACTGAGAAAAAGTATCAGGAAGTTATCGATGCTATACGAACATATTCTGGATATGGCGGTGATGAAGATTATGATGAATATGAGTAGATCTTATTCTGAAATGTTAAGGTTTGAAACATTTGAGGAGAGATTTAAATATTTGAAGCTCAATGGATCTGTGGGATTCGAAACCTTTGGGCATGATCGATATTTAAATCAGGCACTCTACAATTCACGAGATTGGCGTCATTTCCGTCATAAGGTTATTGTTAGAGATAATGGATGTGATTTGGCCTGTGAAGGTTATGATTTAATGTGCGATGGGAACAGTGCTGAAAAAATAATAATTCATCACATAAACCCAATAACAGCGAAGGACATCATGCGTCGAGATCCAAAGATATTTGATTTGGAAAATGTAGTGTGCGTGTCTTTCAATACACACAATGCTATACATTATGGGGATGAGGGTCTAATATATACTCGGCTCATATGCAGAACCAAGAATGATACTATTCCATGGCGAAAATAAAGGAGGTATTTTATATGGAAGAAACTAAAAAATATGATGTTAAAAAAAGTAAAGCGGAAGCCAATAAGGTTAATCCTGTAAATCATAATGTTGTTAGAAAGAATAAAAGTAAAACTAATAACTTTGTAACCGAAGAAAAGAAAGAAAGAACTATCGAAGGTATTGGTGTGGTTGACTGCGCTTGTTTAAATGTTAGAAAAAAACCAGATTCATCATCGGACGTAATCAGTAAGGTTAGGATGGGTGATCCGGTGACAATCATTTCTCCTTTCTCTTCAGATGATGATTGGTTGAAAATTTCCGTAGACAACAAAGAGGGGTATTGTATGAGTAAATTTATCAAGACGATTACAAGGTATTCTCCGACCCTTAAGTGATTTGGAGGGATTATGATGAATGAAAATATACTTAACAGTATTAAAAAACTTTTAGGTATTCCTGAAGATTATACGGCATTTGACCAAGATATAATGATGCATATTAATTCTGTATTTATGATTCTGTCCGAATTGGGTGTCGGACCATCTAATGGGTATTCGTTGAAGGATGGTGTTGAAAAATGGGGCGATTTCATATCAGATGATAAGAATCTTGAGGGTATTAAAACCTATATTTATATGAAGGTTAAAATGATATTCGATCCACCATTGAATTCAGCAGTATTAGCAAGTATGAAAGAGTTGATCAACGAATTCGAGTGGAGAATCAATAATGAAGCTGAAGGTTATTAAGAGGTGATGACATGGATGAACTTTATCATTACGGCGTTCTTGGTATGAAATGGGGCGTTCATAGAGCAGCATATAAAACGTCTCAAAATAACAGACTCGAAGAAAAATCGTATATGAAAGATAAAAAAGCTGCTAAATTAAGAAAAAGATCTGAGAAAGCACATAGTAAATATGATCTTGGAAGGTCTAATTGGAATGCAAAAATGGCGTCGAGATATGCTAAAAAAGCGGCAAATATTCGTATTAAATCGAAGCATTCGTCCTCCGATAAACAACCTAAATTAAATAGGAAAGCGTACGCATTTGATTATCGATCACAGAAGAAACAGCTTAATGCCAATAGACTTTCTAGAACCACAGCATATGGGCGTAAAGCTATGAAGTTAGCCGTAAAATCCGACAAATGTAAAATAAGCGCTGCTAGAGCTCGTAAAAAAATAGCCTCGAACAAGACGTATATCGATATGATGAATAAAAAAGTTAGGACTCTCTCTTCGGATAAGCGTAAGGAAATCAAACAGTATATGTTGGAAAAAGGATTATATATTAGCTAGGAGGTGATAAAATGGATGAACTCTATCATCATGGTATTCTTGGTCAGAGGTGGGGAGTTAGACGTTTTCAAAATGCGGATGGTAGCCTTACAGCAGCTGGCAGGAAAAGAGTGTCGAAACTCGAAAATAAATACTCTAAGCTTACCGGCACAGATTTGAAGAAAAAGAAAATCAGCGATGAAGAATCAAGAACAAGAACGACCAAATCCAAAAAAGCGAAGTCTATAAAGGATTTATCTACTGAAGAACTTAGAGAGAAAACCAATAGACTAAACGCCGAACGAGACTATATAAATGCTAAAAGAGATGTATCAAAGCTCACAGCAAAGCAGGTTTCGAAAGGTCGAAGAATAGCCAATAAGGTTGCTAAGGAAGTGATTACACCTGCTGCTATTGATATGGGTAAACAGTTTTCCAAATCCATAATGGCTAAATACGGCAATAAAGCATTTAAGTTCGAGGGTGAAATTAAACTCCATCCAAATAACAAAAAGAAATGAGGCGATATTTATGGCATTATCGAATACCGCTGTTCCTTATTATTACGGTAAGTTCAGAGATGCCGTAATACGAGGGGATATTCCAGTTAACAAACAAATTTCTATGGAAATGAATCGAATAGATTCTTTTATTGAAAATCCGGGGATTTGGTACGATGATAAAGCTATTGATGGATATGTTAAGTTTTGTGAAAACGAACTCACGTTGACCGATGGTAGCCCCTTACATCTTTTAGACTCATTTAAATTGTGGGCTGAACAAATATTTGGATGGTATTACTTCGTGGATCGAAGTGTGTATCAACCCGATCCCGATGGTCATGGTGGACACTACGTTACCAAGAGAATAAAGAAACGATTGATTACAAAACAGTATTTAATTGTTGCTCGTGGTGCTGCCAAATCAATGTATGCCTCGACAATTCAGGCATATACGTTGAACGTTGATCCTAGGACAACTCATCAGGTTACGACCGCACCTACCATGTCCCAAGCCGAAGAAGTTATGTCCCCATTGAAAACAGCGATAACGAGAGCCAGAGGCCCACTGTTCAAATTTTTAACAGAGGGATCTTTATTTAATACTACTGGATCTAAAGCGGATCGCGTGAAGTTGGCTTCAACTAAAAAAGGAATTCAAAATTTTTTAACTGGCTCATTACTTGAGGTTAGACCGATGTCTATCGATAAGCTTCAGGGTCTCAGAGTTAAGATCGCAACAATAGATGAATGGTTATCTGGCGACGTTAGAGAAGATGTCGTCGGGGCTATTGAACAAGGTGCAGCTAAGGAACAAGGTGGTGGTATAAATGACGATTATCTTATAGTGGCCATTAGTTCTGAAGGAACAGTCCGTAACGGAAGCGGCGACACCGTCAAAATGGAACTGATGAAAATTCTAAAAGGCGAATACGATGAAAAACATACATCTATATGGTGGTATAAACTTGATTCAGTTGAAGAAGTGAGTGATCCGAGAATGTGGCTTAAGGCAAACCCTAACCTTGATAAGACTGTTAGTTATGAGACTTACGGTTTGGAAGTTGAGAGAGCGGAACAAAATCCGGCCGCTAGAAATGATATACTGGCAAAACGTTTTGGATTGCCTATGGAGGGATATACTTACTTCTTTACGTATGAAGAGACCTTACCACATTTTCCAGTAAAAGAATATTGGCAAATGCCTTGTGCTATGGGCGCCGACATGTCCCAGGGCGATGACTTCTGCTCGTTTACGTTTTTATTTCCACTCGGCGATGACATGTTTGGGGTTAAAACTCGAAACTACATAACCGAATTAACGCTTAAGAAATTGTCTTTGGCTCTGCGAAATAAGTACGAAGAATTTATCAAAGAAGGTAGTTTGATTGTAATGCCTGGAACTATATTAGATATGACTCAGGTGTATGACGATTTAGACTTACATATTATAAATTGTAGCTATGATGTATGTTGCTTTGGGTACGATCCTTATAATGCGAGAGATTTTGTTGAACGATGGAAAAAAGAAAATGGCCCATTCGGAATAGAAAAAGTTCCACAGGGTAAACGGACTGAGTCGGTTCCTTTGGGGGAAATTAAAAAGCTTGCCGAGGAGCGACTTTTACGTTTCGATGAAGCTATTATGGAGTTTGCTATGGGAAACTGCATCGCATCAGAGGATACAAATGGAAATAGACAATTGATCAAAAAACGTCGAGAGGCAAAAATCGATTGTGTTGCAGCACTGCTTGATGCTTTTATAGCGTTTAAGTTAAATAGAGATGCTTTTGAATAGGAGGTATGATAATGGGAATAATAAGTAGATTCCAACGTGCTTGGAATACATTTGCTAATAAAGATCCAACACCGGGATATAAATATTTAGAGTATTCTATAGGATACGGTAATAGACCAGATCGACGTCGATTGACGGGTGGTAACAATCGATCTATAATTACATCAGTATTTAATAGAATAGCGTTGGATGTAGCTGCGGTTACCATAATTCATTGTAAATTGGATGAGAATAAACGATATCTTCAGGATATGGAATCTGGTTTAAACGATTGCTTAACCTTGGAAGCCAATATCGATCAAACGTCTCGAGCATTTATTCAGGACTGTGTTTTATCGATGTTTGACGAAGGATGTGTAGCCATTCTTCCAACTGATACCACGAAAGACCCTAAACTCACAGACTCGTATGATATCTTGACTATGCGAACAGGTTCCATTGTTAAATGGATGCCTAGTGAAGTTACCGTTAGAGCTTATAATGAGAAAAAGGGCAGACGAGAGGATGTTACAGTTCCTAAAAGGACTGTTGGCATTATAGAGAATCCACTGTATGCTATTATTAACGAGCCGAACTCAACAGCTAAGAGATTGGCGAGAAAACTCAGCTTATTAGATGTGACAGATGAACAAACGGCATCTGGTAAATTGGATTTGATCGTACAGTTACCTTATGTTGTTAAGACTGAAACGACTCGTAATAGAGCTAATGCGAGACGATCAGAGATCGAACAACAGTTAACGGGATCTAAGTATGGTATAGCATATGCCGAGGCTACCGAAAAGATAACCCAGTTAAATAGGCCGGTCGAAAATAACCTAATGTCGAGAATCGAATATCTGACTAATGAGTTATTTGCACAGCTAGGAATTACACAAAGTATCCTAGATGGAACAGCGGATGAGAAGACCATGCTCAATTACTATGACAGGTCGGTCGAACCGATTGTATCCGAAATGAAACGAAAATTTCTGAGTCGTACGGCCAGGTCTCAAGGCCAGTCTATTAAAGCATTCAGAGATCCATTCAGGCTCGTTCCTGTAAATGATTTGGCAGAAATTGCTGATAAGTTTACGAGAAATGAAATAATGACTTCTAATGAAGTTAGACAGATAGTCGGCATGAAACCATCATCGGATCCTAAGGCTGATGAATTGGTTAACAGTAACATAAGTCAGCCTGGCGACGCCAAAGTTGACATTAATAACCCAGCAGATTCAACATCTAATCCTGATGTTGATAGCGAACAAATACAAAGAAAGGGGAAAGTTCAAAATGGGTAAATTTGATTTTAGTGGTTATGCCACTAGAAACGATCTTGTTTGCGGCGATGGTCGGATTATCCGAAAAAATGCGTTCGTAGACAATGACGGAAAAGAAGTTCCATTGGTCTGGAATCACAAGCATTCCGATCTGAGAGAAGTTCTTGGTCACGCACTTCTCGAGAACAGAGACGATGGTGTATATGCTTACTGCTCGTTCAATGATACCGAGAATGGCCGTTTAGCTAAGCAGTTAGTTCAGCATGGCGATATTAGATCTTTATCTATTTATGCCAATCAATTGAAGCAGCTTGGTAATGATGTAGTTCATGGAATGATTAGAGAACTGAGTCTCGTTCTTGCCGGAGCAAATTCAGGAGCATTTATTGATCAGGTTATGGCTCACGGCGATGACGGAGAAGACGGAATGATTATCGGATACGATGAGAATATTGTATTATATCATTCTGATGAAAAGAAGAAACCTGAAGAAGGTGATCCTAAAGAGGGCGAAAAGAAACCTGAAGAAGGTGATCCTC